GTACACGCCTATCAAACTGTTCTCTTGCCTCTATGTAGGACATTTCGCCCCTACCTTTACATAGGTATAGTATTTCTCTTGTAAACTTATCTTCGCCTAGTGCGGCTACATCTGCGTTTAGTCTATCACTGGATCCCCAGTATTCACGCCAGTCGCTTTCTTTGTAGCCTCTACGTTTATTTTTTTTGCCTTTAAGTGGTGGCTTGGTAGTTTTAAATTTTACTAGTTTTTTGCCTACGTATTTTTGTTTTGTTGTTTTGTTTGTTATTAGATATACAAAGCCTTCGTAGTCATCTGATATTGATTCTACTTTTTTACCTTTGTATGTCCATGTCATATAGTGTTTATATCTTTAATACTATGCCTTTGTCTTTTTTGAGTTCTGTGAGTGCCTGTTAATATATTGTTGGCCAAACATCTTACTAAAGTAATCAGTTGGCCATTTGTTTAAGCCTTTATCGTATTCATTAACATTATTATACATTTTCATAAACATGTCAATTGATTTTTTATTATTACTTGCATGTATTTCGTGCAATAACTTTTCATTACGTACTCTGCGAATATATGCTGCCTGTTGTTCAGGTGATGACTTACTAGGCCAATCATCTAAATCTTGTATCCAGTTGTTGGCAATATCCAACCAGTTCACATCTGGAAATGCGGTAACATAACCTACAACACTATCCATGCAGTTTGCTTGTTCGTGATATTTTTTCTTAACAAGTCCTTTATGATCGAGTTCACGTCCGATGCGTCTCATGTCTTGCCAAAAATGATTATCGCCACGTCTACTCAACGTATAATGAACTGCTGTAAAATCTGCTATATCGTCAAAGTAGTATGTAACTTTGCGATTATAATAATCTTTGTCGTAGTCACGTTGCAGCATCCATGCAAGTCTTTTCATACATGATATTGCACTAACAACAGCATTGGCTTCTAACGGATCGATAAATCCTGCTGCCATGCCAATAGCAAATGTATTTCCTACGTTTGGAGTTTTTAATCTCCCAGGCGTCCATTTTAATTTTCTTGGCTCTCGTATCTGTCTTCCTTTAATAATACTATGCCAGTATTCTAATGCTTGTTCGTCTGTAAAATATTCATCACTGTAAACTAATCCAGTGCCTATTCTATTAGTCAAAGCAATACTAAACTGCCAGCCCATGTCTCGTCTGATACTTCTAGTGTAGTTAACTTGCTCCGACTCTTTGTCTTCATAGTTGATAGGACATACCCATGCACTGTTTACTTTGTTTGCTTGGTAAGTGTGCATATCCTTTGTAAGTTCGCCGATTAAAACTCGAGACAGTCCGGTACAGTCTATCCAAATGTCACTGGTAACTTCTCGTCCGTTGTCTAGTATAACACTGGTAATACCTTCGTCATTGGTATTTACTTTTTCAACATGGGCTACTGTTTCTATTACACCGTATACACTACAAACATTTTTTCTAATCCACGGAGATGTTTTTTCTGCGTCAATATGATAAGCATATGTTGCAGTAGCAGGTAATAAGTAGTTGCCATTGTCATCAAATGGCATTTTTAAATCCTTGCAGTATTGATACCCTTCGGCATTATGATGATACACATCTAAGTCAGGCGCACTACCGTTCTTGAATACATCTAACCAAACATCAGTTGTCTTTATTTCATTTGGAAAGGTACTTGTAACATTTTCCCAAGTATTTTCTTTTTCTAATCCGTTACTCCAGTAGAACATTCTCAATACATCAGGACCGTCTGCGGTATCTGTCCAGTCTTCCATGCTGTTGCCGTACTTGAACACAGCATCTGTTTCACGCATAAAACGTTTTTCATCTACACCTAGTCCGCCGAGCATTCCGGGTAAATGCGGTGTAATACTCTCACCAACACCTATGATACCAACTTTTTCGCTGTGTATCATTTCAACTGTTGCATTAGGAAACTCTTTTGCTATGAAGGCACTTGTTAAACTACCAGCAGTTCCACTTCCTACAACAGTTATTTTCATTTATCTCTCCTATTACGAAGTTCGCCCAAATGAACTTCGTATGTACTTATTATTTCTTCTTGCCTTTTTTTAGCAAGACTCATCAATTGGCGTAATTCACGCCTTACAGAACGTTTACTACGCTCGCTTGGCCTTCTTTCAAATTTTTCACTAGTAGCAAGATAGTCTAAAACTTTTTTCATTAACATATCGTGCGTATCGTCGCTCATTCTATAATATCAATGTCGTTTTCATATGATGTAAAGCCATTCTCTTTGATAACTTTCATAACATGATTGACTCTGCCAACTAGTTCGTCTTTGTGTGATATCAGAAACACGTTTTTCCTGCGTTCTCTACCCATCTTCTTTAGAACAGCAATAGATGACTCAACACCTGCTGTGTCCATGCCACTATCAATAAGTTCATCAATGAACAATAGGTTTATACCTTGATATAACGATTCCCAAACATCACGGAATGCCCAACTCATGCCTAGTATAAGCCTATTACGTTCGCCTCTTGATAGATTATCAAAGTCTAAATCCTGACCTAGTTGTGTAATTTCAACATTTAAATCGTTTTGGAATACAACTTGATGTGGTAAGCCTAGTTTGTCTAAGTAATATGTGAGCCTGTTATTTAGATACGCTAAATTTTGATCTATAATCTTTTTACGTATAAACGAGTCCTTGTTTGTTAATAGTTTTAGAAGAAACTCTTGGTGTTCTTTTAGTAATGTTAAGTCATTAACTGCTTGCCAGTTAATTTCTTGAAGAGCAGTATTAGTTAAGTCATCAACCTGTGTTTGATACGGATCTTCCTCTTGTGTTCTACTTATCAAACTCTTCTTAAAATTGTCTACATTGTTTCTATGTTCGTATGCTTCTTTTGCTGTATCATAGAATGTATTAGGACGACCGTTAATATCTCCAATGTTAGATAATAAAGCAAGTGTTTGCTCAAATTTATTAGCAACTTCAGTCTGATATGCCATAGCATCAGTCAATTCTTTAGTTTTTCGTTCTGCAATCTCTATCTTTTTATCTGCATGTAGTTCTTGACCACAAGTATAACAAGTAGCATCATCTAAATCCGTAATATCCTTTTCGGCTTTCTCAACACTCCTGGTTGCTCTCATCAATGCTGCTTCTAGTGTGGCTTTTTCTTTATTCAAACTAGTAAGACGGTTATTTAATTCATTCCAGTTAATGAGTTTGTCATGGAAATCAAGTTCTTGGTCGATATCTAACTTTTCAAGTTCAATAATTGCTGTTTCAAGTTTTTTAATGTCGTCCTTCTGCTTGGAATGCCATGCTTTACGCCTTCCGAGTAGGGTTTGTATACTTTGATCAATTTTTTTATTGCTTACTTCGATTGCATTTATCTTTAATGTTTCTTCTGTAATTGATTCCTTGGTACTTTTTACCTTTTCTTTTAAGAATTCAGCCTTTTCAGTTAGTATTGTAATACCAAGTAGTTGTTCAATTACTGCACGTTGGTCGTTTGCTCTCATACTTAGGAATGGTTCGGTATATGTGTTAAGTGCAACAATATGTTTAAACATATCGTGACTCATACCAAGTAAATTACCAATGTCTTCCTGTGTTTTACGACTATCACCTTGTGATTCGTTAATATCCTCTTGTTGTTCGTGATCGTTTATGTAAAACTTGAGTATATTAGGCGAACGACCACGTTCTATTCGGTAATTATTACCGTTTGTTGAAAAGTTAAGGGTGACCAACATCCCCTTACTATTAGTTTTATTAATAAGGTTGTTACGTTTGATGTTGGTCAGTGCTTGGCCGTACAAAGCGTATGACAATGCATTAATGATTGTTGTTTTGCCAGTACCGTTTCGGGATCCGGTGTCGTCACCTCCTTGGTCTAAGTTTTCACCAAGCACTAGAGTGAGTTGTTCTTTATCAAAATCAACTGCTTGGGTAACATTACCCACACTCATAAAGTTTTTAACTGTAAGGTCTTTAATTTTTATCATACTAACTCGTTGTAAATGTCTAATAACAGTTTTTTATTAAACTGTTCGCTATCAATGGCTTGTATTTCTTTACTTACAATTTGATCAACACTTTCAAATTGTTCAATATCAAGATCTGAATTCATTTCCTCGATATTTTTTTGTGGTATAAGTGTTATTTCTCTACATGAATAAGTATCCATGAATGTTTCTTTGATATAACTTGCTTCTTCGTAACTAATGTCAATATCGAGTGTAACTCTAAGATACATGTTTGGTTTAATAAATGTATCCTTCTGATCAATTAATTGTGACAGTTTAACAGTACGATACTTAGGACATTCCTCCCAGTTAATGTATTTGGGTTCAATATTGTTCTCTTTATCAAGTATCATCATACCACGCTCATCATCCCATGCGTCTGCATAGTTATGTGGAAATGCATTACCAATATAATGTACTTTACCCTGCTTCTGACGCTTATGGAAATGGCCGCTAAACACATACTCCTGATTCTTAAAGTGTTCTGCTTTAAGTTCTCCGTGGTCGGGCATCTGTACCATAGCGTTCATATAGAACGATGGGAGTTCAAAGTGACCAAACAAGTATTTTGCTTTTAACTTTTCAATCTTCTTCCACTCATCGCCGACTAACCACGGAACTAATGCAACATCGTCTTTGACCATCATCTGATCAATTACAGTAATGCCTGGAATATGTTTTGCAAACTCAGTTGATGAGATATCACGCTTGTCTTTGTAGTACAAGTCGTGGTTACCAGCAAACATATAGAACTTTTCAAAGGAACTACCTAGTTTTTCTAGTAGTTTGATAGTTATGTCCATAGTTGTAAGGTTAAGACTGTTACGATTATGGTGCCAATCACCACAAAACAATCCAGTTTCGCATCCATGCGCTTTTGCCTGTTCGATATACCAGTCGATGTACTGCTCACAGTCCGAATTATGGACTCGCGAGTTACCCTTCATACCCAAATGGATATCGGTAAACACTGCGGCTTTATTAAACAATAGAAATCTCCACTTCACATGTATTATAAACTAAAAAGATATAAAAAGCAACCTATTTTACTTCAGATTCACGTTTTAAAGCGGCCTCCCATTCACCTGCATGTTGTCTTGTATGCGATGGGTCCATGTTATTCATTTCTAATATATCGTCTCTAATGTTTTGGTTACGCTTTTCTATATTAATAACTCTTACAAACGAGTTTGTAACAGCGGCAGTATAATATGCAAACGGATTATTTGATTTAGATTCGTCAAACTGTAAGCCAATTTGTGCTAATTGTAATATAGCCTGACCTTTCATTTCGTCATTGTAAGTGTATCCACGAACATTGCCTCTTGTAGCATAACGTTCGCACAACTTCATCCACATACTGGCTAATTTATTAGTTGCTTGTCCGTGATCCTTGCTAAAGTATCCATTTTCCATTCCACCTTGCCAATGCGACTTTCCTACACACACCAAGTTATCATTATCATCAAATTTGTAATGTTGATATGGCGGAAAATTAAGTTTAGTCTTAGTATCAGCAACTGTCTTTGGATTCTTCTTACGTCCAGGCTCTTCTGGAATATGATCAAACATCATAATACGAAAAACAAGTTCGTTTTTTTTCATAGTACGATAATCGACTTCGAACTCTGCCATTTTAACTTTCTTACCAGCGGCCTTTGCTGCTTCGTATGCTTGCTGACCAAGTTTTTTTGCTTTGTTGCGTTTGGCTTCTGCAATTGTTCTAATGTTAATTTTATCAGTTTCGGGTAAAATGATATCAAATTGTGCATATTCAGGTGCTACATAACTACAAAATGTTGCTTTACTCTTGTGTATTTCTAGCAACATGTCTTTATTATTTAAATAATTGATTTTTCTCATGTTTTTTGGTTCCTTTGTATTTATTATAATATACGTAGATAATTTTGTCAACTAAATAGTGTATAGGAGCAAACTATGTCAAACAACCCTACTCAAACACAACCAGTAAATAGCGGTTCGCAAAACCGTTCACAAAAAAATATTTCTACAGATGATTATTCCAATCCACGTAAATTTGGTAAGAATTTACGCTGTGCAAATATACCACCAGGTGCTGAACAAATAAAAAAAACAACAACAATGGCATCTTTTGTCAACACAGATAAAATAGGCAACGATTGGCGTGTAAAAATTAGTGTACCTACACTTAGTACATTTAGAAGTAGTCCTTTGCTATCTCCTTTGGCTAATACAGACTATAATGTTGTATTTCCAATAACTCCTCAGATTACATTAAGTACCAATGCCAATTATGATTCTTTAGATCCTGTACATAGTAATTATGCCTTTCCGCAATATGTTAATAGCAGAACAGAAGATATAAACATTGCAGGAGAATTTCCAGTACAAACAAGATCCGACGGCGAATACTGGCTTGCTGTTACGCATTTTTTTAGAAGTGTAACTAAAATGTTTTATGGAGAAACAAGTA